AATCGGGGGGAAAGCGGATGCTGTGAAACTCGGCAACCAAGGTAGGCATGGAACTGAATCTGTAAGCCAGTATCCCATGTTCACAGACGCAGCGAGTACCCCCACCTAACGAAAGACAGCGATGATTGGTTACACATTAGCCACAGTGCTAAAGAACAAGCAAGCTGATGGGAAGTTAGCCGGTGTAAAAATCGGCAGGGCTTGCATCAAGAAAAACATACCGGTCAATAAAGTTGCCGAGATTGCAGGGGTTACGAAGATAACCGTTTATGCATGGTTTAAAGGTGAGTATTCACCGCGACCCGAAACCGCAAAGAAAATCCAAACATACATTGACCGCCATTAAACCGAAGTATCTTTATGACATTGACCGAATTCCTGAATGCAGTATTGCCCGATGTTGGCAACTACTGTGCGGTCGGCATCAAGCAGGAAAAGTTACGTACACGATTTGCATCTGACATCCCGTCTCTCATCACGGAAATCCAAGATATCTATGGCGCTAACGCTGACACGTACTATGCGATGTTCTCGTTTGACCCTGAGATTACCCCACCCCGTAGGCTAGCTGCCAACGCATACCAAGCTAAATCATTTTGGCTTGATCTGGACTGTGGCCCCACCAAGGATTACGCCTCGCGTGATCTGGCAATGGCGGCACTGGGTCAGTTCTGCGCTGACCTGAACCTGCCTCAACCCATCTGCGTCAACTCTGGTAACGGGGTGCACGCGTACTGGGTACTGCCTGAGAGTATTGACAAGAACACATGGCTACCTGTAGCCAAGCGTTTAAAGAATGTTTGCACTGAACGTAGTTTATTTGCTGATCCCGCCTGCACTACTGACATGGCACGTATCCTTCGCGTGCCAGAAACCCACAACTTTAAAAACCCTGACAGCCCACTTCCCGTGGAGTTTATGGGTGGTGATGGCAAGGTTGACCTGTTTGATTTCGCCGCCGCCCTAGGTGCGCCCGAGCCGAGCCAGTCTGTCGACGCACTGCCCTTTGAAGTACCAGACTACATTAAGAACGCTGGTTCCGATGCGACCAGCAAAGCCCTGATGGGGCAGAACAATTCGTATCGCTTTGAAAAGATTATTGCCCTGAAGGTTGACGGGTGTGGACAACTTAACCACATCGTTGAGCACCAGAAGCAGGTGCCAGAACCTTTATGGCGTGCAGGGCTTTCCATTGCACATCTTTGCGTAGATCGTGAAACTGCCATCCACGAGATGTCAAACCAACACGATAGCTACAACCAGTACGACACTGACAAGAAGGCTGGCGAAACCAAAGGCCCATACACCTGCACCACGTTTGAAGACTTGAGACCCGGTGGTTGCAAAGACTGTAAGCACAAGGGCAAGTTTGGCTCCCCCATCGTGTTGGGGAAAGAGATCATTGAAGCAACTGAAGCTGACAACACTATCACAACGGTTGACTCAAGTACCAAAGATTTGCGGGTGTACAACATACCCGCGTACCCCTTTCCTTTCTTTCGGGGCAAGTACGGCGGCATCTACCGCAGGGGTGACCCTAACAAGACAGAGGAAGAAGGCAACGACAAGCTGATTTATGAGAACGACTTCTATGTGGTCAAGCGTATGCACGACCCTGTGGCGGGTGAAGTTCTTTGGATGCGCTTGCACTTGCCTAAAGATGGCGTGCGTGAGTTCTCAGTGCCGCTAGTTAGTGTGCTGTCTAAAGACCGTTTTCGTGATGCTATTGCAACGCAGGGCATGGCGGTACTGGGCAAGACAGTTGATGAATTGATGTTTTATGTTTCACGTTGGGTAAAGGAATTACAAATTATGGGACAAGCTGAAAAAGTACGTAGCCAGTTTGGATGGACAGAAGAGAAGACGTTCATCCTTGGCGATCGGGAGATCACAACCACTGGGGTTAAATACAGCCCTCCTGCAAGTTCAATCTTGCACGCCTGTTCACTGCTCACAAAGAAGGGTGAGTTGGATGAGTGGAAGACGGTTGTTAACTTCTACAACAACAATGGTATGGAATCTCAAGCCTTTGCATTCATGCTTGGGTTTGGCAGTGTGCTGATGCCGTTCACTCAGGTGCGCGGTGGCATTGTGAACTTGATGAGTCCGGGTTCTGGCACGGGTAAGTCAACTGTGCAGATGGCCATCAACAGCATCTGGGGGCAACCGTTCGACCTACTGCTCCAGAACGATGATACATACAACGCCAAGATTCACCGCTTTGGTGTGCTGAACAATCTGCCTGCAACGATTGATGAAGTGACCAATATGCGTGATGAGATGGTGTCCCAGCTGGCATACGCTATCACCCAAGGTCGTGGCAAGAACCGCATGGAGTCTCAGACTAACGCTGAGCGCATGAACAATACCTTCTGGCGCTTGCTTGCAATCACTTCATCCAACAGCAGTTTGTACGATAAGTTGTTTTCCCTAAAGGAATTTCCTGAAGGTGAAATGATGCGTATCATTGAGTTGAAGATTCGCCGTGATGACACGCACTCGAAAGAGTTTACTGACGCACTGTTCGGCAAGCTGGCCACCAACTACGGCCATGCAGGTGAAATCTTCTTGAAGTATGTGGTCAACAACCTGCCTGAAGTTTTAGACACCCTGCGTGACGTTCAGTTGCGTTTGGATACAGCGGCAGGTCTGGGTCAACGTGAACGCTTCTGGTCATCCATCGGTGCACTGGGTATCACGGGTGGCTTGATTGCCAATCAACTGGGGCTGATTAACTTTGACGTTAAGCGCATCTTTAACTGGCTTGTGGTAATGCTCAAAGCCAACAAGGGCGACATCAAGGCGGCTCCAACAGATGGCGCTACAGCGATCGGCTCCTTTGTCATGGCCAACATCAACAACATTTTGTTGGTTAGGGATAACCCTAGTGAGAATGGTCTGCCCTCTGCACCTCTACGGGAACCAAGAGGCGAGCTGTTGATACGCTACGAACTAGATACCAAGAAGCTGTTCATTGTGCAGAAGAAGTTTAAAGAGTGGTGCGCCAAGAATCAGGTCAGCTATCACGACACCGTGAACGCCCTGCGTAATACAGGCGTAAGCGTAGATTCTGTAAAGAAGCGTATGGCAAAGGGTACGTTGATGGCAGCACCTCCGGTTAACGCCCTGCTGATTGACGACACCATGAGCCACGTGTTTGATGCAGAAGCGGTACTGGCGTTGCCAAATGACGATACCGAAGATAGAAAAGCCGCTTGAGATTGAGGGGATACAGGTACAGATTGAATGGGCTAAGTTTTCTGTAGGCACATCTTTTTTTCTACCTTGTATCGCCCACAACCGCATGGCTAGTGGCATCGCTCAGCGTGCCGAGAGTCGTGGCTATCAAGTAAAAATAATACCCCGCATAGAAAACCAGATGTGGGGTATCAGAGTTTGGCGAATTAAGTAATAATGAAGCCGCACCTGCAAAGGTGCAGTTGCTTCTCCTTTTACCCCCGGCTCATCACTGGGGGTTTTTTATTTGCTCATGTCCCGCACTTGTTTGTCTAGTGCACGAATGTAGTTTAGCGATTGGTTCTCTTGTTTAATGATAGCGTCAATTGCTTCGCGGCGTTCTTTACTGGTCATGCCTGACGATTCTTCGGTGGCGGTCTCTAACTGCTGACGAAGTTGGCGTGTCTGGCTTAACTGTTGTAGCGATTCATTCAAGATAGGAGCAACAGAAATCAATGCTGCGTTCTTATCAAAATAAGCCACGGCTTTGTCTGGCGCAGTTTCTTGCATGCTCTTGAACGTCATATCTGCCTGACTTACTTTATTTTGTAAATCATAGAACTCATTCTTAGCACGACCACCTTCGGTGTTGTACAGGAACAAACTTGCAAACGGCATTTGATACAGAGGGCGGTCAGGGCGGCTTGGGTTAATCAAAGCGTCGGTCATCAGCAGTGTGGATGAGCCTGCAATACCAAACAGCCCACGCAGTAAGTTGTCCACCTTGATGGGTGATACTTCTAAACTCTTAGTACCAGCGGCTTCTCCAAGCTTCTGTGAAAACGCACCAATAGCTTTGGCCAACTCGGATGTACTGCCTGTTGAACGCTGTGATGGGTCAAGCCTTTGCATAGAAGCAGATTCCAACTCACGTTGCAAGAAGAACGAATAGTTGGTCATGTTCTCAAGGATAGGCTTAATCTGTGCAGGCGTAGCGTTGGGTGTGCCGTATGCAGAGAAGCCGCCCTTGACAATCGTGCCAAGCAGGTTGAGGATGCTTTGCTCTTCATCAGTACCATAGCGACGATAGTAGTTAACCAAACGCTCTGGGATTGACTTGAACAGGAAGCCAATCTCTTTTGGCAACGGAATCTTCTTATCCGTATGTGGGATCAAGAAGTTGTTGTCACGCACATCATCGGTTGCGTTCTTGTACCCTTCGTCATCACCAAACGCCAAGGCGTACATAAAGCCAAGTGCAGTCAGCTTCATGGCCATCTTATAGAACTGCTTACGTGCTTCTGCACGCTCAGAACCAGAGGCGGCATCCAGACCGCTGGCTGTGCGGTATGTGACATCCATACCTTGCGCGTATGCGTTCATGAACGGCACCACACGGCTGAGTGTGCGGATGGTGGGGTCAGAACCACGGCGGCTAAAGTTAATCAACTCACGAGCGCGTAGCTGTGCGAGGTCTTTGTCACCACCTGTGATGTTGCCGTCTTTATCTTTTTTGCCACCTGTCTCAAGCAGAGTCTCTTCAAACACAGCCAAACGTGCAGAAAGATCGGAAGCCTTAGTGATTTTCTCAAGGGCATGGTACACCTTACCAGACCAGCCACGTTTTTCAGCACCAGCCGCAATCTTAATATCTTGTGCAGGGTTGATGATGTTGACATCGTAGTCACCAATGATGCCAAGCTTTTCCATCTCACGTACCAGAGGCATCTTCTTGCTAACGCCCAAAGCTTGCAGAGCATCAGATGTCAGCAGGCGAGGGAAGTTGTACAGCGTCTTCATGCCGACAACCAAGGGGCGCTCAACACCCGAGTTAAACATGGAACGCTGTGCGTCTTCAATCACCTGTTTGATTGAGAAGGCAGGGAAAGCTGTCACGCCCACACGCACCCATCGTGCCGCAGGCACAAGTGAAGATACCATCCACCCTGTCAACTCAGGTGCGGCTTGGAATGCTTCGTAGTCAGCAGCGCTTTCAACTTCAAACTCAACTGGTTTACCCTCGCGGTAAACTTTGACAGTCAAAGCCTTGTTGCCCGGAACTTCTTTGGGTTTAAGTTCTTTTGCAAATCCACCCAGTGCCATCGTATCGAGCACGTTATAGGAAGCGTGGTTATGCACAGCTTCTGTAATCATCCAGCTTAAACGGCCAGTGTAGGAATCAAATACGTTTTTGATGGGGCGCTCAAACGAACCTTCCATACCGGGGAGGTTACGCAGGGTGGAAATACCATAAGTGCCACGACCCTTGACAGGTTTTTCTGTTTCTACAAATACACGATCAAACGGCACGTATGCAGCGTTGTCGTTCCAGAACTGTCCTTGCTCTTTGGTAATACGCCCAGTTTTAACCATCAGGTCAATAGCCTGCGCACGAGTTGCATTGAGCGTATCAAGGATGGCCTTGGTCTCAGGTGACTTCTGGAAGGCGGCTTCCAGCGTATCAATGTCAGCGTTGTCCATGTGCCGCGCCAACTTCTTCTTGCGCTCGGCATCAGCTTCTTTGTTCTTACCCTGTTGTTCAAGGATTAGGGCAGATGCTTCCAAGGGCTTGTCATGCTCTTCGCGCATGTTGTGCAGGCGGTGGCCTTCCAACAAAGAAGATACATAGGTTTCGGCATCCTTGTATGTCATGTTGTTTTTAGCGGCCAGATCAACCAACTGCTCAACTGCGCTTTGCAACGAGTCTTTGGTATCAACAGTTTCAATCAGGCCACTCTTAGCCATCCTGATACCGCCAGCTTTAAAGAAATCAAGCACTAGCTTGCGGGCTTCTTCTGCTTGGCGTGCCAGCACCATAGGGTTCAGATCGCCAAAGGCATTCTTGTAGCCCTTAGAGAACATTTGGTTGACCTTGGCGTTGACCGTTGCAAACTTATCAGCGGCCTTCTGACGTAGCATCAGCTTGGCTTTGTCTCGGGTCTCAACTTCTTTGATGCTCTTGATCTGCTGAACCAGCGTCTTCTTCTCAGGCTCTTTGTACTTCTCAGGTGTCTTATCCTGAATAGCCTGTACCGCACGGCGGGTGTTCTCATCAATGCCACCACGAACAGAGTAACGGATGTTGGGGTTAGTGGGGTCGTACGTGCCGATGTTGCCAATGGCAGATTTGACTTGGGTAGAGTCAAAAACCACATACTCATCTAATTCTTTATTGATTAGACCATCGTATCCTTGCCTTTTATACTCTGCAAGATCTCTGTCGGTAACGGCAATAGACCTTGCAAGTTCTTTTGATTTTGAATCTGTATATCCAGTCAGCTTTGCAACAATACGTTGGAATGCGTTGTACTCCAAGATTTTGGGGTTCTTCATGGATAAGTACACTGGCATGATGTTGGCGCCTTCTTTGCCAACGCCATAACGCCCTGCGTACGCAGGGTTTGCGGCAGCGTAAATACCGTTGGTGTACCCAACTTCCCGCACCCCTTCTCGTTCAAGCTGTTTGGATGACTTCAATACATCAAGGTCTTGATCGGTTCCATGGTACACAACCAGCGGCTTACCGTTTTTATCTACGACCTTGCTATTACCAAACCATTTTTTAAATGCGGCTGATGCAGCATCCCCTGCTTGAGAGAAGCGACGGGTCATGCGCATATTCACAGGGCCAGCACCCACTGCGGCAGTCATGGCTTCTTGTACAAACTTCTCAACTTCTGTGTAGGTTGCAGACCGGATGCTCTGCGCAACTTGACGCATACCAATCTTCTCAGCAACGTCAGCCAACCATTTTGCAATTGAACGTACAAAGGCGCGTTGACTTGTACCAACCTTTTCACCAGTCTTTAACTCTTCAGCAATACGTGCGAGCGCTTCGTCTGTGCCGTGGGCAGTCAGTGCATTTAAACGGTCATTAGGGTTGGTGTACTGCTCTGCGTATGCAGCTTTAGCATCCTGACCTTCTTGTGAAGCAATCCACTTATCCGCCATCTCACGCACTCGGGCGTTCATGCGGTACAGGTTTATCATAACCCTGTGGTATTCCTTGGGGTTGGTCAAAAGCTTCTGCAAGCCAAGGTGGAACAGTTCATGGAAAACAGTCTTAGCACCTTCAATGCCAGACCTGATGCCATCTCTGAACAGATACACGTTGCCATCTTTTACCAAACCTGCTGCACCTGCTGGTGCTTTAGGGTCAAGGTCTTTTGCGCTGTCAAGGATGGTTACTTCAACTTCACCACCCAAAGACTTCTTCACATCAGCCACAATGCCTTCAAGGTCAGCATTGGAAATGGGATTGTCAACAGGGTTTTGATCGTCTGTGATACGTGAACGTGTTGGCTCCTTGGGTGGGAGTCCTTGCTCACGCCCCAGCGTACCAGTCTTATCTTCTTTTGCAAACGCAGAGTCACGGGTCTGTGTGGTTGTCTTAGTGACAGGTTTCACAGCCTCACGTACAAGCACATCGGCGTTGGCTTTCTCGCCAGTCAAGAAAGCTTTGGTGTCTGCTTGGTTATCAGGCACCACGAACATCTTTGCGCCATCCATCTGCGCTTGGAAGTTGTCGAGTAAGTACTTGTACGTACCCTTGTCGATATTGATACAACCAAAAGAGTAACGTGAGTCAGCGGCAGATTCGCTTTGCAACGCGGCTTGACGTTGGGCGGCATCCTTTTCTTTTAGCCACACAGAGTGCATGATGGTGACCACAGCATCGGGGTCTTCCAGTGCAAACACCTTACCGAAGTCATAATCACCCGCAGTCTTTTTAGCAGAGCCGCCCTTTGCAGCATCAATTATTTTGATACCAAACAGGCCAGCAGGGGTGATGCGGTTCTGTGGCAGATCGTTGTTACCTACATACAGATCGCCCTTGGCCAAGCCAATCAACACTTTCTTATCTAGTATCGGTTTGCCATCCGCGTCAAAGATAAAGATGCGACCGTTGGGCTTGTCAACAAACACCATGAGCTTGTCGCCGTTCTTGCCCTTCATTGCAGGGACAAGAATTTCATAGGCTTCTTTAGCGCCAGCAGACATCTTAGATGCAACAGACGCAGGTACTTCTGCTTTGACTTCCTGTGTCGTGGTTATTTCAACAGGGTTGTGTAAAACAAATGCTTCTGGCGCAGAAATATTGCCGGGGTTGAAGATAACGCCCACGGCCAGCACGCCCGCCTGCACCTGCCTGATGATTTCACGGATAGCTTGCTTGACGGCTTTAGCACCTTTCTCAGCAAACAGGGTAACGTCTTCTTGCAAGCGCTTCCAGAACTCAGGGTTGCTTTTGTCAACGCCATAGAATTCTTCAAGTTCTTCAACTTGGTCATCTTGCAAACGACCGACAGGGCCTTCCAACAACTTTACTTGGTTGTCTGGGATTACACGTGTCTCGCCCTCAATGATGTTGCTTTCGTCTGTAACCTTCTTGGGTTCAGGCTTTGCTTCAGGTGCTTTCTTCTGCTGGCTTTCATAAGCCTCAAGCGCAAACTTGATTTCATCCAACAAGTCTTGAGTACCCATATCCTTGTCTTTGGATATGCTTTCAACCGCGTTCAAACTGATGTCGTCAATCAAGCCTGCTTTGTGCAAACGCTTGGCAAATGATTTAACTTTGGCTTTGGTTGTATCGGGGTCAAGATCAAGATCATCGGCAGTCTCACGCGCCTTCTCAAGAGCCTTGTCAACCTTTGGCTTTTCTTCTTTTACAGGTTCAGGTTTAGGCTGAGATTTTTTGATAACTTTGACTGGTGTGGGCTTAGCCACGGGTGCAGGTGTAGTAGCCGCTGGCGCAGTTGTGGGCGCAGTAGCCGCAGGTGCGGTAACGATAGGCGCTGGTGTAGGCGCAGGTTGCGCAGTTTTCTTTGCAGATGGTTGTGCCGCTTTGTTAGCCGCTTTCTTTTCAGCAGATTGGCCCGCAGGTTTAGCAGGGGCTAGTGATGGTGCATAAACAACCGTGCCGTACGTAGTGTTGTCATAGTTTGGAATTCCACGTACATCAACACCTTCAAACCCAAGAGCCTTCATTGCGCGGGTTGAAGCTGAGTCTAAGTACTTATCAGTAAATACAACGTCATCTGTTCTGGCAGCCGTTGCTTCTTGAATTGCATTGGTAACTGCTGCCTTTACTTGTTCTTTTTCAAACTTGGTGCCTACACTTAACCAAACATTGAACGCGGCTTGATCCAACTTTCTTTGTGAGGTTTCATCATTTAGGTCTTGCCCAACAAGACTGTTAACAGCCTTCAAACCTTCGTGCAAATTTTTTGCATCTGATTCATCGCGGGGTTTAGCGAGGTTGTACTTGGACAAGTCAACGGTGTTGACAGGTCTATCATCTCTAGCAAACTTATTGGTAGCTGCTTCTGGCTTCCCAACCAAATACACCCCAGTACCAAAGTGCCCAGTACTCCTGCCCGACATATTACCCAGCGTGGTATCACCCGCATAACCTAAATCACCTGCATGGTAGCCAGCATTCTGTGGTGCTACTGGCGTCTCAACCTTTGGTGCTTCTACTTTAGGCGCTTCTGTAATAGTAGGCGCGGGTGTTTCTACAACGGCAGGTGCTGGTGCTTTCACAACGGGCGCGGCTTCAACCTTTGGTGCAGGGGTAGGAGCAGGCGTAACAGCAGGTGCAACGGGGGCAGGTGCAGGTATTGCCTGAAACTCAGGGCGACTGAGGAACGTATCAACCTTTTCAACAATCGCAGGGCTACGACCCTCTTTGTAGATTGTCAACATGTTCTTTACTTCAGCTGCATCTTCAGGCTTGGTAATGTCCAAACCTTGGATGGCATGGCCTGCTCTACGCATCACAGCCGTGGGGCCAATACCCAATACACCAAGCGATTCGCTTGTGACAACAGGTGGAATGGTCAAAGGCGTAGGCTTTTGCAGTACCGAAGGTTCGGTAACTGGTGGCTTCTGTACAACTACTTTTGGTGGAACAACCTCAGCTTCGGCAGTTGGCGTACCCACGCGGGTAAACAAACCAAGTTGCCCTGCATCCTTGGCGGCGTTACGTTCAGCTTGACCCTCACGTGCTTCGCGTCTGTTCTGCAAGTCCAAGGCAGCTTGCGCTTCCTCTACTGTCTGCACAGTTTTAAACTTATCAGGTGCAGGTGGTGCAGGTACTTCTTGGGTGATGGGCTGACCCAACAAATCAGTTTGCGGTACAGGAGTTTGTTCAACCGTAGCCGCACGGATTTCCATCTGTTGTGGTTCAGGAACGGTGAACGCAGTGGCCGCATACTTGGCTTGCAGGTCAGGAGGCAGTTGCTTGACTACCTTGGCGTTCTCAGCCTGCATACGTCTAAATTCATTAGGTACGCGGCTATCTTCCTCAACAATGCTGGCCATCAAACCATTTACAGTAAACAGGCGTTCACGTACATCTTTGGTTTGCTTCTGCCCCAGCAGTGCTTGCTTTTCTTGGAACAACTCTGCGTATGAGTTGGTCTTCTGCATTACATCGCTGTAATCTTTCGGGAACGTTTGTTCCAATTCAGCTTGGCGTTGGTTACGCAGTGCTTGCAGTTCTTTGGCGGCGGCTTGTTCAGCTTGCACAAGGACAGCCCGCTCTTTGTCGGCTTGCGCTTGCGCCTCTGCATCAAGTAACTTCTCACCTTCACGAGCCGCGCGACCTTGCTTAACACCCATCTGCTCTTGCTGACGCTCCAATTTACGCTGTTGAACCAACGCTTCCAATTCAGATGGTGTGGGCTGACCGGGCTGGCCAGTTGGCGGTGCAGTAGGGGCAGTGGGGGTTGTACCTGTAAATGGGCTGACTGCCGCCCCACCCAGCATACCCATCAAACCCTCTTTGGTTGCCGCACCTAGCACGCCTTGCATTGCAGGGGTTTCAAATCCTTCACGGGTCTGCGCCACATTAGTGGCAAACTTCTCTTGACCGCCTTGGATACCTTCGGGTATGGCTTCTTTTAAACCTGTACCAACGGCACGTTTAGTGCCCGCAATGATGCCTTTCTTTGCAACTTCTTCACCTACATCTTTAGCGGCTGCGGCGGCAACAGGTTTGGACAGTTTCTTTAAAAGATCTTTCTCTAGGCCAGTACCACCAGCCACCGCACCAATACCGGTGCCAGCCATGATGTTGTCCCAGTTTTTACCAGTAAAACTTTGTGCTTCTAACGCAATCTTAGAAACTTCTTCTTTGGAAAGGTCGGGGTATTGCTTGCTAACTTCTTCTTTAACAGCATCATAGATAGAACCTTTGACAGAACCCGCACCTTGTAATGCGCCAAGGGCGTACTTTGTGCCAATACCAACAGCGGCGGCAAACGCAAGGGCAGGGGCACCTACCAAACCAATAGTGGCCGCAGCACCAGTCGCCAAAGCAGCCGCGCCAATACTTAAAGCAACTGTGGGAATGGATGAACCAACTGCTGACGCAGTGGATTGGATGGGGGCTTCGGTAACACCAGCGGCACTGGCTTTAATTTCTTCTAACGTGCTACCAGACTTAGCCGCGGCTTTCTCAAGCGCATCACGGCGGGCTTGCTCAGCCCTGCGCTCTGGTGTATAGAGTTGCGCCAAACCTTTTTGCAGGTTGCCAAGCGTTTCCACTCCGGGGGCTTCTGCACCAAACCCTTGCAGTGTAGATTTAGCCGAACCGACAGCGCTTTGTAAACCCGCAACAGCCGTATCACCAAACGAGAAGCCAGCTTCTTTAAATGGCGTACCCGCTTCGGGATTTTTGGCCATAACAGCCCTTGCCACTTCCGCTTGAGACGCACCTTCAGGCCCCTCAATTTCGTACGTTAATCCGTTGGGGGCTGTGATGCGGTAGATTGGCATGGCTAATTTCTAGGTGTTACAACTTGGGGTTGGCCCCAGCGTGAGGGATCAAATGTACCGCCACCTGAATTACCGCCGGTGGGGGTTGCTGTTGGTATTGTACTGCCGCGGTTGTATTCTGCAAGCAATCTTTCAGTTTCTGCTTTAATAAGGTCTTCTTTATAAGTTGCTGGATCGAACATTTTGCCTGCTTTTTTAGCGGCGTTAGCGGCTACTTCTCGGTCATACATAAACGTCTTGGCGTTTGTAACGTTATCAATTGCCATATTCCGTATGTCTGCAAGTTGTTTGGGGGTCAACTGACCTCTTACATCCGCTGCGGCATTAGCACGTGCTGTGAGTGCATTGGCACCAATAATTGCAACTCTTTCTCTAGACGCACGATCAAGCCCGCCTTCTTGCGCTTGCGCAACTGTCTTGAATAAAGCGCGTGAATCTTCTTTAGCAATACCGTAGGCCTGTTCCATGCCTTTGAGCGCATCTTTTTCTGCGCCCACCACGCTCTTACCAATTTCGGTTTTAAGTGCCCTACGATCCCGAGTAGTCATAAAGGCTTCATTACGGCGCAGGGTATCCAAGCCATCACGAGCATCATCAATCTTCTCTTGAGCGGCACGCAAACGTTCAATACCGCTTGCATACATCTTGGTTCCCACACCAGCGCCTTCTGCGATACCTGCCAAACCACGGCCTCTAGACTGCATCATTGCCAAACCAGCTTCGATGATAGCCATGTTGGTATTCATATCTTTTTGCTTACCAAGCTCAGCTTCCCGCTTATTGATGCGCTCTTCTTGGGGTTTACCGGCTATACCTAGTTTTGCTATGTCTGCGTCATAGTCTGTCAAATTTTCTTGAGCAAGTTTTGTTTCTGCTTGTGAAATTTTGGTGCGTTGGGCGGCAAAAGGGTCAACAATTTTCTCAGGCATGAAGCTGTTCATTAACTGCTTGTAATCTTCAGGTTTAATAGCCTGAGCAGTTGGCTGTGCCGCCTTTGCTTTGGGAAGAGCTTTGGGCACAGGCTTGCTGTAATCGTCAAACGCGCCTTCAAGTTCCATCTGCCTTTTGCGGGCGGCAATCTGAGCATCAATATTCGTAAACTCATCAGGATATCCGACAAGACTACCATCTCCACCCATAGCGGTAGGAACACCTTGATAGCGTGGAATACCGCCATCAGCCATACGCAACACAGGCTCACCAGAGTACATCATGTCTTCGTCAGCGGAACCGCCATCGGCAAACGCTACGATACCGCCCCCGGCCATGTTATCAATGTTGGGTGTAGGTAACTGCGCAATGCCTTGTTGCTCTGGTAGGGGCCCACCACCCTGCGGTGGCATACCTTGTGGAGGCATACCCTGACCGCCTTGGGGCGGCATACCTTGTGGGGGCGTTGGGCCAATGTTCTGCACAACTTGCTGATTGACAGGCGGCATCTGGCCACCCTGCTGAGCCATCTTAGCCTGCGCAAACTTCTCGTGGTTGGCGTGAACAGCTTGAGCAGCGCCCAACAATATCATGTCGTCTTGATTTGCGGCGGCAAACGCTTTTAACTGTTCAGGATTAAAAGTCTGCAACTTATCCATAACCGACTCAAGGCTTGGGTTACTGATGTCTTCGTTTGGACGATAGATGCTTGATAAAGACATATTTACCTCTTAAGCCATTTTGTGAAGTAGCAATTTTGCCAGACCCGCGTTGGGGCGCTCTTTAATTACGCCACCTTTTTTAGAGCCAAACATTTTGTATGCGCCGTATGCCGCTGTACCTGCACCAGCTACTTGGTTAAGTAGTGAGGGCGGTGATGTGTACATTGTGCTGCCTTGCGTAGACAGCGGTGCACCGCGGTACAGGTCTGACAAGAAGCCCATCTGTTTGTACGGTTGGTTCTGCGCGTTCAAGTAATCTTGGTACTGATTATTGAGAACGTTCTGCACGTTCTGCTGTTGCTGCGTACCGAACTGATTCTGCATCGCCAAGTTGCCCATGTTTTGGTTGTACAGGTTTTGACCCTGCGCACCAAGATTTTGGTAACCAGACATACCAGCTTGCAAACCTTGCAAGCCTAAACCAGCGCCAAACTGTGACTGCTGTGCGTTAAGTTGGTTAGCCGCTTGGCCGTATTGCGCTTGGTTCTGCGCGTTGTTCATCTGCTGGCCATAGCCATATTGACGGGCTTGCTCTTGCATCTGCTGTGCGCTCAAACCGTACTGCTGGTTAGCCAATTGCGCTTGCATGTTCTGCCCAGAACCCAGTTGCTGTTGAGCCAAGTTAGCTTGCAGGTTTGCGTTGCCAACGTTAAAACCCATGTTCTGGTTAGCCAGCATAGCTTGCTGTGCCAACTGAGGGTTCTGCATTGCAGCGGCTTGGTTAAACTGTCCTTGTTGCAAACCGTACTGTCCCTGCATTTGCTGGTTAGCCAGATTGACTTGCTGTTGGTTGCCCAAATTAGCCATGCCAGTTTGCTGTGCCATCTGTGCATTTTGCAGGCCGTATTGACCGCCCAAAGCTTGGTTGGCAAGGTTAGCTTGTTGACGCATCTGAGCATTCTGCAACCCAGTGTTGTACTGCATGTTTTGGTTGCCTTGATCTGCCTGCAGGTTAGCCGATTGATTAGCTAGCAAAGCCTGAAGCCCTGTTTGCTGGTTCATACCTTGTGCTTGCAAACCAGTCTGCGCACCCAAACCTTGTGTTTGTAAACCCGCACTTAAGTTTTGCAAGTTAGCTTGTTGTTGGTTGGCTTGATTTGCCAACGCTGCCTGCATTGCCTGAGACGAAGACATGCCGCTGGCTTGCAGACGATTAGCTTCGTTTTGAACAGCGGCTTGCTGTTGGTTGTTCAAGTTAGCCATAGCAGTTTGCAGACCGATCTGACCTGCGCCCAACTGCTGAACGCCCAACTGGGCGGCTAAGTTTTGCTGGCCAACAGTTAAACCTGCTTGTTGGTTTTGCCCTGCTGCTTGCATCTGACGCGCTTGGTCAGCATTAAACTGGGTCTGCGCTTGTGCGTATGCGTCTTGCAGACCTTTGGCTTGGATGTCGCCTTTTTGTAAAGCTAAATTACGGGCAGCTTCGGCATCCATGATGGCTTGGCGGCTACCGCCAAAAGCGCCAGCTTTAACAGCCTGTGCATTAGTTTGTGTCTTGGCAATGTCTGCCGCACGTTGGGCTTCCCGTTGCTGAATACCCACCACACTTTGCATGTAGGGGGACATGTATTGGTCAACACTCTTTTGGCCAAATTCTTGCGCAGCAACGCGCTCTGCTGGCCCCATCTGAAACTGCTGAAGCTGTGGGTTATAGCCAGACTGCGCGGCTTGGATGTCACGGGACTGCACACCGGTAGACGAGATGTCTTTGGCCGCATCCATACGCAGTTGTTGCAACTGAGGGGCGGTGACGCGTTCAGCGCGTACGGTATCCGCACGTACTCTGTCGGGGCCCCCAAACTGTTCTGCGCGAATTCTTTCGGAAGGGCCTGCTTGTGCGGCTGTGCCAGTAGCTGCACGGGCTTCTGGGGCAGCACCTAGCTGTGCGGCTGTAGCAACTTGCCCCGTTACATCTCTTGGGCCAGTCATCTGGTAGTTCTGCAACTGAGGGGCGGTTACCTCTCGCGCATTGAACTTAGATGGATCGTATGCCTGCTGACTTGTGTAAGCGTTACCAAACTTCTCAGGGGAGTAGGTGGTTTCACCTGCTTTTTTAGCCAAAGATTCTAAACCTGTAGCCGCAGATGTAGAGTATTGGTTGTAGCCAAGATTGCCCGCACCCGTAAACGCCTGTTTTTGCAAGTCTTGAAACTGTGCAACGCGTTCGGGATTTGTAAAACCTTGTTGCCGTGCATACTGCTCATATGTTGGCGTTTGGTTAAAGCCGCTGACAATTGGCAAGCCTTTATCGTCAAGCTTTGGTGTTGTTTTGGGACGCCCTTGCGCGTCTAATACCGGTTGCCCATTTGCATCTAATACAGGCACCTGCTGGTATGTAAACGCAGTACCCTGCGCCATACCCAATAAGTTTTGCGCAAACGGCGCAATCTCAGGGGCAAAGCCTACTTGATTTCGTACAATTTGTTCTGCCATTTTCTGTCCTTATGCGGGTAAGTGCTTTTCAGCGCGGGAGTTTTTAGCCACGCGCCCTTTGCCCACGGTTTTCTTACGGGCTGCTTGAATTCTGTCCATCATTTGGTATAGCCTGCGAGCACCTGCATCAGTTGAACCGTTGCCCAATTCTGACACGATACGGGCAGGAATTACAAACTCGCCATCGGCAAGGCGTGCGGGTTGCCTCTTACCAATCATGGCGGGGATGCTGTCAGACACACCATCACCGGGGCCTTTGAGCAAACGGCCACCGTCAGAGTAGCCGCCCAAGGAGCCGAGACCACCGCCCATGGCGTAGCCGGGCATACCGCCCATGGCGTAGCCCATTAAGCCGCCGTTGGCATTACCGGCGTAATCGTAGCGGTCTTCGTCAATATTATCGTCATCACCTATAAACCCGTCGTAACTGCCACTATCGCCAAAATCACCACCAGCATTGCCTACTTCAACGTCAGGCACAGTTACCACAGCGCCGCCGTCAGGCGTTTCTACAACGGGTGTTTCCACAACCGTAGGCTGCACTGAGCGAGTAGTCGGTGTTTCCACAACTGTTGTATCTGGCGTAGTCACAATAGCGCCGCCGTCTGGCGTATCTTGAACAGTAGGTTGTGCGGCAGGCTGCTGTTGAACAATCGGATTCATGTCAACTTGTGTATTGCCGTTATCCATGGCAGTGACGCCATCATTTGGCACATCTACAGCAATGGTCGCATCGTCGATGTCCCTAGCCGTATTAAATTCTGAGTTATAAAAGCCAGAATTATCAGGCTCAAATGGTGGGGGCTCAGGCATAGGTGATGGCCTGTTGCCAGTTAAATACCCTAGCTCATCATCTTCATTTGTAGCTACGTCAATAGTTTTCTGAATACCTGCAGTTGTGCCGTCGTCTTGAATTGTTGGTGTAGGTGTAATATCTACAACAGGTATGTTGGGGTTAGCTGGCTCGGGCACAAAGCCTGAATACGTAGGTGAGGGCTCAGTATTGGATACGGCATTACCCACACTTGCGCCCCCCGTGATGGGGCTAACGCCACCACCGCCCCCACCACCGCCACCGCCTGTAACTGGAGTAAACGGATTTAAAGTAGGTAAACTATCGTCTCCTCTTGGTGGGGGTGTAGGTGTAGTTGTTGTGGGTGGTATATAAAACGTAGGTGGTGGCATATCCACGGGCATTGCGCGTACAGAGTCTTCGGGGCGAGTTGTGTTTGTAAGACCCATTAAGTAGTTGTATGCAGCTTGAGAACTGCCATCACGAACACGGGCAGCACCACCTTCTGCAAACTTCTTGTGCAAGCGCATCAACCCACCGTTGGCTTCTCCATCACCACCAGCCGCACCGCCTCCGCCCCCACCTGAAGCACCGCCATCACCGCCATCTCCAGTACCACCATCACCAGCCGCACCGCCACCGCCTCCACCTGAAGCACCTGCGTCACCATCACTGCTGCTACTGCTATCACTACTGCTACTACTGCTATCACTACTGCTAGTGTCACCAAAGTCTGCTGAATCAGCAGCGGTAGAGCCAGTGCCACTTGAAGCCCCTGCACCACCCGAGCCAGAACCACTGTCACCCCCGCCAAACTCGTACGAAAGTTTTGGTGAAGAATCGGGGGCAAGTGCTGCAATACCTTCTGCTGGCACAAACGAGTATGATTGTGTGTCTGAATTCCACGCGTAACGGCCTTGAGCGGCGGGGTTAGTCGTTCTACTGGCAGAGGTTGATGCTGCATCGGTCGGAGCCACAGAGGTTCTAGGGGCAATGCCCATCAAAAATTCATATGCGGCTTGTGAAGAGCTACGTGAATCACTTCCGGGCATTTGCGTTACGGTTCTGGGTACGCCAATTGCTCCACCGTCAGCGTAACCGGGGTATCCCAAAGACTTAACACTAACAGGGTCTAACGCTTTTGCGCGTTGTGTTAAAAGATCAACCTCGAAGTTGCGGATGTATCCGGGGTTATCCATCTTGGTAACGGTTTCTACACCCTGATCGGCCAGCAACGGAGATGTCACACCTAAGAGCGCGCCAGCGTTTTGTTTAGCAAAGTTGCCGAAGGCTGCTGGGCTTTTTGTAATTGCACCAAAACCAGAAGACAGTGTTTGCCCAGCGTTACCACTAGCTAACGCTGCTTTAGAAGCTTCCGCAGCGGCTTGGTTAAGCACGCCTTGTTCAGTTAAACCTGTCTCGGCCATTTTTGCCGCAATCTGTTCTTGGGTGAGCGCCCCCATAGCGCCTTGCTGCGCGGCTCCTACACCCGCACCCATCACACCGCCAGCCAAACTAGCGCCGCCATACGCGCCCATACCGGCCATCAAACCTTTGGACAGACTGCCAGTAGCCAGACCTGTGATACCGCCCAAGCCAATAGCTGTGCCTGCCGCGCTACCCAAACCACCCAAAGCGGCACCAATAGCAGAACCAAAGCCGGGAGCAAACGCATTAAGCGCAAAGCCCGCAATCGCAGGCAATAACTTCTTCAAGAAGTTGGCTTCAACCAGCCCAGTGTCTGGGTTAATTGTCAGTGAGCCGCCATGTTTCATGGCCAAAGCCTGCAAACCCGCCACTTCTTGGGGGGCCATATGCACCAGCATCGAGTCCGAATTACGGCCTTTTGCGGCCATTTGATTTGCAAGTGCGTGTAGGCTCATGTTAGACCTTTACTTTCAGTACGTTTCCGGCGGTAGTGTCGTAGTAAACATCTCCCACCCGAAGGTTAGCGTAGTCGGCCTGAGTTGGCAAACTAATCACATAGGTATTTGGCGTAGTGGGGTCAGGTTGAGAAAAACTCAGACCCGCCGTTATTTTAGTGCCATTACGCTGTGTTGCGCCAGAGATTGGCCCCGGATTATCCAACTGATTGAAGTACAAAAACATCACCCGCAGGAGTTGCTCCATGTAGGCTTGCGTGTACTCTTTGGGCGGGTTGGGTAAGCGTGGGGCTATAACGTTTGCTTGTGCCATTAACCACCCCTTCGGCCATCCGGCCTAATGTCCATACGCGGTGCACCCAACTGCCACGTTACGCCAAGCGCAGTAGAGTCAATCTTGAACGCCATCTGACGGCCCCGCACACGGGTGTTGATCTGCCCAGTAAACTCTTCTACCGGAATGACCGCTGTGCGTGTTACTACGCCACTACTACTACCGGCAACCGATTGTGGGTTGTTGTACCCAGAGCCTGAGTTCTGCAAGGGTTGCAAATACATCGTAGCCTGTGGGCTTGTGGCTGTGGAACCACGGAACGTAATGTCTGGCAGAACACGCCAGACGAAGCCAAAATTGTGGCCGTCACCAATATCAAACTGCGAAGAGCTAATGTATGCCTCGATTGGCAAAGCAGTACCAGTAGCGTTGTCGTCTACGCCTTGTTCATGATTTACCACGTTGTAGTTGTACGTAGCGGCAAGGGGGTAGTTGCGAAGACCAGAGTCAAGCCAAGCTGTACGCGCCATCATGCCGTAGTACCAGATGTCTTCTTCGTAGTTGTACACAACGTACTTGTCTATAGCATTTGAATTACTAGAGCAGTAAAACCACCAGACTTCATTAAAACCTTCGTTGGTGCTTGCAAACACCTGCTCATACTGAGCCGTATTGATATCGCTAAAAATGTACTGCCGCAGATCACAGCGCATGGTTTGTGTGCGACCATCGTATTTGTAAAACTTATCCACGCCCATCCAGTACGTGACACCCGAGGCAATGGCGGCAGCGCTGGGGCCTACGATAGAGATACTGTCTGCAAGAAGCTGTGAACTCCACACGTATGGGGGGCCAAGGTATTGGAGCGAGTATAAAGAAGAGTCTGTCCAAACAATAATCTCTTGGCGGGACTGCAAGGCAGTCACAATCTTTGAGCCGTGAGAAAGGCGAATACTACCTGCTTGGTTGGTAATTGAGGGTGTCCACTGCACCGCATCTTCTTGGTCAGACCAACGAATCAGCATCGGGTCAAGGATCGTGTCGCCAATTTCGTTTGTACCAAAGACAAGTACAAAGCGGCTGGTGTCTGAGACCAGCAAAAAGTTTTGGTGTAACGGCACATCAGATGCGCCAGCAAGAGAAGAAAGCAGCACGCCACGGGTTGTTAAGCTGGTAGCCGCGTCCCAGTAGTAAATATCTTCACCGCGAGGGCCAAAGATCAAGTTCTGACCAAAGTTGCTTTGGTTCCAAATACGCAGCGCATCCACAGATGTAGAGCCAAGGCCCCATGTGCCTGAACCCCAAGAGCCTGCGCCCCAACCCACTAAAGGCACCGCATACTCAGGGCCGGGATTGACTTGGTATGCAGCCACAACAGCCGCGCCCCCGCCCGTAGCGGTGGAAGAAGCCGCAGAAGACGCTGTGATGTTGTAGGTGGTTGTGGACGCACCAATAGTAGAGAGTTGATATTCACCGTTAAGGGTCAAGCCGCCCACTGCAGTAGCGCCACTGAAAGTTACAAAAGCGCCGTTGGTATAGCCGCCCGTAGCATCTGTTACAACTACTGTGGTTGAGCCAGATGTCGTAGCAAACGGGTTGTTGCCAAGCGTTGCAGGGGCTTTACGCAAGGGGGTGATGTCGTTGTACGCCCCGCCATTCTCGATGTAAAACTTAAGGTGTGTGCCCACGCCCAAAAGGTTCTGGCTACCAAGCGTTACCCAATTCCACAAAGACCGGCAAACCCCTTGGAATATCGTTGCAGAAATACGAACCCAGCCGCCAATCTTCTCTGGTGTGCCTTGACGGAACCGAACTTTGTCGCAATCATACCAACCACCTTCGGTGGTGTACCTAGTATTCTCCCGGTTTACACCGGGCTTGAACATGATCTTTTGTAGTGGCATGGCTTATTTTCCCATCAATTTGGGTGTGCATCAAGCATACAGCCGTGTGCCTGTTTTGTCGATAATCAGCGCTTGTTTTCTTGGCTTGGCATCTGGCGTGTTTGGGATGCTCACATGAGTCCAGCGGTCAAACTCACGGATAACCTGATCGTAAGGCAGGCCAGACGCAATGATGGTTTTGACCACTTCGTCAGGGGTCAGTTGAGGTACTCGGATGTCCACAGCACAACCAATGCGATGCTGGCTAGTATCTTTAGAACCAACAGCATCATTGACTTGCTTGCTGCGAAAAGCAGAGTTAACCATGACGGGTCTTCCGCCCAAGGCAGTTTTAACTTCCTCAAGGAAGGCGGCGAGGCGTTTAAGGTTCTCCAATTCCTGTTCATTTGGCGCGTTGTCCCATCCGTTGCGTTCTGCGGCTTCTGAGGCGGTAAGTTCTTCAAGCGTGAAATGAGGTGTGAGATTCATTTTTTGCTCCGCATATCTGCAAGTTTCTCAACAGTGCGACCACCAAAGTAAGCCAAGAAAATAATCTGTCCCCACTGGCCTAAAAGCTGTACGTAAGATTCTTGAGCGTTGTACCCAAATGCCGACATCATGGTAAACACAAAATAGGCCACAAAGATCGCTATAAGAGCCATAGGACGAATATTTTTAGATAACCAAGAGTCAGACCCCATGTCTGCTTTCCAGCGGTCTGAGATGTTTTCTTGCTCTACCTCAAACAGCTTGGTGTCGTTAGCCATCTTTGCCAACTCACCATCTTGCGCCATTTTAGAAAGTTCCAGTTGTGCCTTGGCTTTGGCCTCTGGGTCTGGAATTAACTTATCAATTAGTTTGCCGCCCACGTTTAAAAGTGCGTCTAGTCCAATCATGTGCGTTGCTCCAATATCTCTTTAATGGCAGCAATAGCTTTGTTACTCAACTCAACAGATTCTTCGCTTAGAGTGCTTGTCCCATCTTCCCGATAAGGGTGAGTTGATGCAAAAATACTTTCTAGCGCGTTAAGCGCCATTTTTAGTGCGTCTAGTCCAATCATTGTTTGCTCCTTGAAAGCATGGTTGCTGCAATTTCCATCATGGTTCTTGTCACCTGAATGTCGGTAGGTTCATTATCCCAGCCTACAGTAATTTGTCCAACAAACCGGCTTGGATCAGGTGGGATGCTGACTCGGCAAGTGTAGGCAACCCCCTTGGCGATATACCATAAACCCATTTCAGATTGCGCTGACTTGTACTCGCCACAAGGAATCTCACTTGCCATCAGCTTAATCACATCAGCGTTGTTAGCTTGGTTTTGAGTAAACAGCCCAACATCAAGCCCATCATTGGTTTTGTCTCTACCCTCTTTGGTGTAAGCACGATGCAGCACTCTGGTTCCAAACATAGGGTTTACTTTAAATACAGCCACAATGGTAGCGTTGGTTGTTTTAAACAAGTGGGCGGCAGCGTCTTCCACCCTGTCCTCAACAATGCTTGGCATTCTCTTAGACTCTTTATATGCCCCCATCAACAGTTCTTGGTTCTGCCAAACAAAGTACCCAGCAAACGCAAACACAGCCATGAGTATCAGCGCAAACAGCTTGAACGGGCTGTCCACATAGGACAACACCTTGCTCAATACGTCTGCTGGCTTTTCGTCACTCATAGACCAATCATTCCCAGTAGTTTGTTCACGACCTTATCGGCCAACTCATCAGGCAGGAAGCGCAAAAAACCAACGACATACCAAGCAATACATAGCCTGACAAAGACTTTAAGGAAGAGGTCAAACTGTTTCTGGTACTCATTCACCGACCACACCTTGTCTTGGCACAGTAATCTTGTATCTCAGCAATGCCCCAACCAACTGCACCAAGGAGCATCACAATCACAACAACCCCAATCGCCCACGCCATCTGCTCTTGTTCTTCTTCTTTGCGGCGCTTCTCTTCAGCCTTTAGCTCTGCCATCTCTCTGGCATCATCTCTATCCATCTCAGCTTGCCGAGCCTTGGTCGCATTCCATACGTCTATGCGTCCCGCCTGCATGAACAGCATCTTTAACTGTTCTTCAAACCGCTTGGCCTCATCCAAAGCCATCTCAATCTGTAACGCCGCGCCAAGGTTGGATTTACCACCTGTACGCTTTGCCTGAAGCATCGCCTTGGTAGCGGTGCTCTTGGCATCAAACATCTTGGCGATAGATGGAGCTAATCCAGCCAGATCACTTGCGACCTTGCTTGCCTTTTTGACTACGCTGATTGCAGTCTGTAGTCCTTCTAACGCTGTTATCGGGTCTATTGGAATCATAGGTACAACTCAAAACAAATTCCAGTAACCAAACAGCGGGGGCCGAAGCCCCCAGACAAGGTTACTTAGGTTCTACGTCCGACACCTTGGGTTCGGCCAGAGCTTGCTTCAGTAACTCAAAGAAGGCGTTGCGGCCCACGGTGAGTTGATCTACGTTAAATCGTGCTGAGTCAAGTTTGCGATCCAAATCTGCGACATGGTTCAACAGCGCTTGCTGCTGGGGTGTCAGGTCTTCAAACTGGTGCTCAACGCCATCGATTGTCACAGGGGTCTTTTCATTTTTTCCCATGATGTTTCCTTTAATGCGCCACCAAGGTCGGGTGGTGGCTTCCCGTTATGCTGATGCGGCTTGCAGTGGCGCTAGGTTTTCTGATGTCCAGAAGTCTTTAGCCAGCATGATCTTGAGGTGCTCTTTGTTGCGAGCAACAGTGTCAGCCCAGTCTTCGTCAGACATTTTTTCGGGTTGCCCTGCGTTAATAAGGTTTACTGAGTCCATTGCGGCACTGTAGTGACGAGCAATTTCTTCTGCGGTTGGGGTTTGTGTTTCAATAGTCATGGTTAAACTCCGGGAGTTGGTGGGTTAGGGTCATACGGCTGGGGCGATGGTTGGCTCCAAGCATATGTAGCAATATTGAGGTAGTACGCCTCATCCAGCACTGTTGATGCTGTTGGGTCGTTAGGCACAAGGATTGTGCGCCAGTAGGTTGACGAAATGACAACACCATCCTTTGAAACATCGGTGGTTTTTTGAACACCAATGCAACCATTCGGCTGGATGTTAAATTGCGAAATGTAAGTGACTTCGGTGAAGGTTGACATGATGTTTCCTTTTAAGCGTTGGCTTGATATGTAATTGTAAAAATGATTTCAAAAGTTGAGCCACATTGACTTACGTCAAGTCCTGTTTTTGTACCACCACTTGGCTCATTGTAAAAAGTTAATGAGGCGCTACCTTGACCGCCCTGTGCTGTAATGGTGTAGCTGTTAGCGCTGTATGTGATGAAATTCCAAGTTAAAGCGGCGGCTGAGTAGAAAGTCCCAGAAGCCGCTGTAAAAGGCATAACCATAGAAATTTCACCACTAGCTGTTCCTTTGTTTGAAACAACAGCAAGACATTGAACAGTTACCATCTTTCCAATTTTTGTATACGAACCAGATTGGGTGGTGTAAGTTAATGACCCTGCGCCACCAGTAAAGACAAAAGTTGGTGTCCAAGTCCCCTCCTCATAGTCATCTAGCGTGTTGGCGTTTGATGATGCGTTTTGAGTTGCGGGGAATTCAAGGCGACCTGCCTCAAGTCTCATGTAGCCAGCACTGCCGCCCTGACCCCAGAAAGCGGGGTAGCCATCCCCATCAGACAGCACGATGTAATTGCTAAGAGTGCGGATATCTACGCTGTTTTGGTTTCCTGAGAAGCCACCAACGATGGTGTTCTTGGAGCCTGTGGTCATCAACTCGCCACAACCATTAGTCGTTGTTGCACGACAGCCCACAAACGTGTTATTGCTACCCGTGCTGACATATCCAGCGGCAGTCCCAATTATGGTATTGTCGTTTCCACCAACATTAACTCTAAACGCCTGAAGACCAAGAACAGTGTTAAAAGTACCTGTTGTTTTGTCTTGTCCTGCCTGATAACCCACAAAAACATTACCTGCGCCTGTGGTATTGCTGTACCCCGCCTGATAACCTACAGCCGTATTGTTCCCCGCTGTGGTGTTGAAACGTAATGCCAAATTACCAATTGCCACATTGTTTGAGCCTGTGGTGTTTGCTGTTGCCGTATTTTGCCCAAAGGCTACGTTTGAAGTTCCTGTGGTGTTTCCATACAATGCTTCATATCCAACAGCACTGTTGTTATTTGCTGTGGTGTTTGATAACAAAGCAGAGTCACCTATTGCCACGTTATTACTACCAGTACCGCTTGAATTTAAAGCGTTAATACCAACTGCCACATTGGATGAGCCTAAATTAGCATAACCAGAACCAACGCCAATACCTGTGTTTCCAGTTCCAGTGGCGTTTAAGTAAAAACTTAAATATCCAACAGCAGTGTTGTTTGCATTGCCGCTTGTGTAATTGCTTGTGTAAAGCGCTTGATAGCCTACAGCGGTACTTTGTCCTGCTGTGGTGTTGGAGTTAAGAGCATTTGGCCCAATTGCTACGTTGCTTGAGCCGCTAGTAACATTAGATAGGGCAAAGTTACCCATTGCAGTGTTATTTGAACCAGTAGACGCACCAGCGGCAGCATTGCCAGTAATCCCACGACCAACATAGGTATTGCCATCCCCCGTTGATTGGTTTACACCAGAGCCGTGCCCAACAAAGGTGCTGTAACCCGCAGTTGATCTATACCCTGCTTGATAGCCCACAGCAGTCACTTCTGGGCCAGTTACGTTTGAATATCCAGCCTGATAACCTACAGCAGTATTGTTGGAGGCTGTGGTGTTTTGAGCAAGGGCTTGATTTCCTAACGCTGTATTAGATGCACCTGTTGTGTTGCTAGACAAAGTTCCATAAGTTGTTCCGTAATTAGAACTGCCAAAAGCTACGTTGTTAGAACCAGTTGTGTTAGATGCCAATGCTTCAACACCAACGCCTAGATTTTGTGCGCCAGTTGTATTTGAGTAAACCGCTCTAAATCCTACTCCTGTGTTGTTACCTGCTGTGGTGTTGGAATACAAGGCTTCTTTACCCACAGCTACGTTGTTGCCGCCAGTAGTATTTGCATACCCCGCCTGATAACCTACAGCAGTGTTGTTTGATGCTGTGGTGTTAAGCTGTAAAGCCTGTGCCCCAAGAGCAGTATTGTTACTACCCGTATTTGTGTAAAGCGCATTTTTACCAAAAGCAGAATTGCTGTCGCCAGAAGTTCCGCTACCTAAAGCATATGCCCCTACGCCAGTATTTGAAATTCCAGAAGCATTTAACTCTAAAACAGAACGACCAAATCCTGTGTTGCCGTTTGCGCTGGTCTGTGCTTTTAATGCAAAGTAACCTGCGGCAGTAGAATCAAAACCGCTAGTATTAGCCACCAAAGCACTAGCACCCACCGCAGTATTGGTAGACACAGCACCAGCACCACGGCCTACTGTTAGACCATAAACAGTCAAGTCAGTACCAGAGTACAACAGGTTGGCAGAGTCTTGGAGAAGACCAGACGCTCCTGCGTAAGTTACGCGACCAGAAGTCAAAGAGCTTAGCGACAAGCTTGCGCCAGCAACAGTACCAGTCAATGTGGGCGAAGCAGACAAGACGTTGTTGCCTGTACCCGTATTCGTCACGCTCACTACGTTCTTGCTTGCATCCAATGCCAGCGCTGTAGAAGCAGTCAGGCCAGAAAGCGTGGTTGTGCCTGTAACAGTGACGTTGGTGAACGAAGCTGAACCGCCTGTATTGCTGATCTTGATAAAGTCAGAACCATTCCATGCACAAACAGCAGACTCACCAGCAACAATGGTCACACCAGTTGTTGGGCCAACACCAACCAACTTAACAGAGAAGCCGCCTGTGGTGGCGTTGATAACCGTATAAACCTTTGACTGGGCTGGCGCTGTAACCGTACGCAATGCCGTACGTGCGCCTGAGAACAAGAGGATGGCTTGACGAGCCGTATTCGCAGCGCCTGTGGTTGTGGTCAGTGTGACATCGCCGTCAGTACTAACGTTGGTTGTACCCGCAACAGAGGTGTCGAGAAGAGATGTAATGCTGTTGTTTACAGTGTCACCCCAAGTGCCGCTCAATTCGCCTGTGACTGGAAGTGCCAGACCTAAGAGTGATGTATATGCTGTAGTCATTCAATGCTCCTAATTTGTGTCGATTTGATTCCACCCAGCGCTTTGAGTGTTGTCAATCTGTGCCCAGCCCGAAGACTGCACGTTGTTGATATTTTGCCAGTTTGCGGTCTGCGTGTCATCAATAATTTCCCACAAAGGCCGCCCAACTATCAAATCCGATATCGTTGCCAGCTCCACAACTGAAGCCCTAAACAAAGCCAGCGCCTGCGCTACATCAGCTCCTGTTGCAGTCTCATTGACTGACACCCCGTATGTCGGGATGGAACTAACCACATCACTTCCACTGGCCGACTCACTGACCGATGCATTAACAGCAAAACTGCTCGATACCGCATCAGATCCAGTCGCACTCTCAACAATATACGCCAAGAATGTGAACGCTGATGCAGTCGCATCTGTACCCGTTGCCGTCTCAAGAATCTGACCCAAGAAGTTAGCAAATGCCGCATCCACATCAGACCCAGTAGCCGTCTCAGAAACAGATACCCCATACGTTGGGATAGCACTAATCGCATCCGATCCCGTGCTTGACTCACTGACCGCAGACCTAAATGTGGCCTTTGCACTTATTGCGTCTGAGCCTGTACTTGTCTCTGATACCGAAGCGGGAACCGTAACCAACGAACTAATTGCATCCGAGCCGGTAGCTGTCTCAGCAACACTAGCCAGAACACTAACAACTGAAGAGTCGGCATCTGTCCCTGTCGCAGTTTCAGCAACACTCCGGTCATAGACTGAATCACCCCAGCCAGCCTGACCCCATGTGCCAGAACCCCAGCCGCCTTCAGCCATTTAGACCTCAAGCAGCGAGGCTGAATGTGTACGTTACAGAAATGATGTCGCCAGACACAACCGAACGATCACCGGGCGCACTGAAGTCAGCCGCTGAGAACAACGTACCAGTCGTACCGCCTTTAGCACTACCGCTAGTCAAAAACGCACCGCCAACAGTTGTTGTGCCGTTGATGTTAAATGTTGCTGGAGAAGCTGCGTTAGTCACCACAGATGGGTTAGCAGTTGTCGCTGTAACAAAAGTAGCAGCCACACGAGTAGCGTTGCTGTAATCAGTAACTTCAGTCCAGCCAGCGTGAGAAGACATGGTGTCTCCAGCAGCAGGTGTATTGGACGCACCAGAACCATACAGGCCAATGTACCAAGTGGTGATCTGGGCAACAGAAGTTAGAGCCGTGCCAGCCATGTAAGCCAGACCAGCGTTAACTACCAAGTTCTTAGAGTCAGCAGACCACTTCAAGTTACCATCTTTATCGTGGCACTCAATGTGGTAAACACCTGTAGCTTTAGCTTCTTCGCCCGATTTAGTACCGGCAATAAAACCGCTAGAAATGTGATCGGTTACTTTGAGTTTTTCTGTGGTCATGGTGTGTCCTTAAGAGATGCGCACAATGGCGCTGTTTGAGTTGGCTATTGGGAATTCAATGTTGAATGCCGTGCCGTTGACTGTCTTGTCAGAGCCAAAGTCAAGGATGGCCACAGACTTGTTGCCCTGTGTGGCGTTGTAAATTAGCGCGGCTCTAGCCGTAAACGAAGCTGCTGCCCACGATGTGTTGGCAAACGAGATGAAAGCCGTTGGGATGCTATAGCTGTTGTCGCTTGCCGTAGGCGAGACGCTGATAACCAAAGTGTTGCCGCCTGCCGTATACCCCGTGCCTACGACTTCATTTAGTGTTGTGTACACCGTGGTCGTAGCGTTCAGATCAGCCGCGGCTGTGTACAGCGCAATCTTGAAAGTGTTGGGCGATGTGGGGCCAAAGTTGTGAACCGCCTGCAATAGCTCGGTCTTAAACGATGTGGTGGCGGTCTGAACAATACTCATACCACTCCTCTATTCTGAGGTAGCGGTGCCACACGATACTGCCCGCTTCTGTAGCTGTCAGAACGCTCCAGACCATCACCCAAACGCTTGGCCAACTGAAGAGCTTCTTTGTACTTGCCGTCATACAACTGCATCATGTCGGTCTCACCCTTCATGAATGTGTACGCTTCTACCAGTGTGCCGTACAGCAATACCGAGTCAAAGTTATCGCCAAGCCATGAGGTGCCTGCAGTCACGATAGACTCTGGGTAGTAGTAATAGTGCAGTTCAACGTAATACTGCGCATCAGGTGTTGGGCCAAGAATAAAAGACAACTCTGTCTCGTCATCAGAACGTGGGCCAAACAGTGCGTAGTACTTGGGGGTGCCAGTATCATTTGGGGTTGGGTACGCTTGACGGATAAAGTTAACGTCTTTGTTAAGTAAATACTCGTACGTACCGGTGTTTATATCCCCACCTGTCACATCTGTAACAACAGCCACAGAGTACACCGCCAAGAAGTCTGACGGGCACTGCAAATATTTATTGCTTGTTGTTGTCTGACCAGTCACATTCTTGCGAATGGAAGGGAACTGAACCGAGTTGTAAATGCGCTGCTCAGCCTGCTCGATGAACGTGTTCATCTCAGAGGTCTCAAACGTATTCTCCGTGTAATCGGAGACCGCAGTTACAAGCTCAGTGTAGTTCATGTTTTACGCCATTGGGCCGCGAGCCATCACGCCTTTGGTGGCGCATCCAGTACCGCGAATTTTAATGCCAGAAGTTTTAGTGCCCTCGTAAGGGTTGCTACGCTCATTGGCCAACGATTGGTTAGCTTTCAAAGCTTGCTTGACAGGCATCTCACCAACGATAACGTTGGCAACTTTTGTGGGTTGCTTGTATGTGGCCATCTTAGCCTCCACGACCAACAGAGCGCTGGTTCATCACCTTGGCCATGTTGCGACCGTATTTCAGCATGTCGCTGTTGGTCTTGCCACCAGCTTTAAGCTTTGTAGGCTTTTTGCCGGGGTGCATGTTTTTCTCATGCTTACCTACAGCAGACTTAATCATCTTCTTATCTTGGGCTAAATCTTTTTTGTCCATTTCAGGCTCCTATGAAATCGCTATCGTTACTGTACCAACTTGCACCGCTAATGCCAAGTAGTTTGGCGTTAGTCCATTGTCAAAATTTCTCGACCCACCAACAGGGTTCCAGCCCCATTGAATGTCTCGTGAACCACCCGTCAAAGAACCTTGCGAGTTCGGGCCAGCGGTTACGTACGTTGTGTCCCGCCGAGGATTACGCACTGCTTGGGGGTCATCTACTGGATACATACCCAACTGCAACTGCGGCTGATCTGGATCCCAACACGTAGGGCACACAAGCAAATTGTAAAGCTTTGTCTTGAGAACTTCTTTCTTCAAGGCAGTTAACTTGAACTGAAAGCCACAGCGATCGCACATGGCGATACTGTTTTTCCCAGAAGCAAACCGATTGCCCATTTACGTACCGCTTCCAATGAACATCTGACGAGGCACAAAACGAACAGCAGCCTTTTCGCGGTCTTCATCAGACGCCAACTGCCAAGCCTCATCGTACTGAGCTTTCAAGACATCAAGGCGCTGCGCCCCATCGGGAATCTTCAAAGCCAAGTAATACGCCAAACCTGCAACCATGCAGTTCAAAAATCTGAACGGCACATCCATTGTGTTTACACCGCCGCCAGCATCATCAATACGGCGCATGCGCCAGTACACGAGTTGGTACGTCTGGCTGTTGTCTGGGGTTGGCCACACAGTAACAGAGGGCAAGTTCTGTGCGTACACAGGTGCGCCTGCAGTGTGAGCTGCTGCCGTTGTTCCTGCCTGACCGCGTGTGCAGTACAGCAGTTGGTTGCCGCTGACGGAGCCGTAGTTGATGGTCTCTGTCCCAATCAACACAAAACCTGTGGTTGCCAAACCCGCAGTAGAAGCTACTGTGATGGTTGTGTCTGTTGATGTGATGGTAGACGACAAGGTTGTACCAATTGCCGAACGCTGGCCATCCAAGCGCTGAAACCACAACTGAATGGGGCGAGCTTGCTGAAGCTTGTTTGGGATCGTGGCGTACGTAGAAACACTGATACGTGTGATGGTCAAGTCAGCTTGGGTAGACGCGCTACCGGCTCCTGTACGAATCACATGCTCCAGCAAATCCACTGTGTCTGTTGGCAAAGCGTAGGTAGCTAAGCCCGGAGTCAGGTTGATCGTGCCCTGCTCAAATGTCCACATGTTGATACCGCGGTTTGCCCAGTCAGCAAACATTAAGTTCAAGGAACGACGAGCCGTGCGCAGGTCATAGCCCGTGCGCAGTTCTGAGCCACAACGCTCAAACGCCTCTTCAACGATCTCAGAAAGATCGAGGTTGAAATTTGCTGTTCCTGAGATGGTCATGTGTTATCCAAACAATCTTGAGAAACTAGACATTACATCAGAGTTACGGCCATAATTTCCGGGTCTGTCCATAGTACCCATGGTAGGCATAACAGCGGCACTCATCGTATTTGAATCTTGGTACTGAGGTCTTGCTTCTATACCGCCCCTATTGTTCATAGCTGCGTTTTGCGCCTGCATTTGTAAGCCTCGCTTCAAGTACTCTTCAGGGCTGTACTGTTGGGGCATATTCTCTACCGGTTGAGGTGTTCCACTTAGTTGGCGCGGTATATCAGCACGCATCCTTGGATCAGGTCTATTGCCAGAGAACATGCCCTGTTGAGCTTCATATTGCTCACGCGGCATCTTCAATTCTTGTGTGGGTGAACCAGCGTACTCTTCGTAGCTACGTTGTTGCTGGTCACCAAAACCGCCCATACCGCGACCTCTACCACGGCCAAAGCCGCCCATGCCACCACCAAAGCCACCGCCGTAGCCGCCCATCTGAGGGCCGTAAGGACTCTGCATCTGCTGTTGGTACGGATTAAAACCGCCCATCATGCCGCCAAAGCCCCCCATCATGCCTTGTTGGTATGGGTTAAAACCGCCGCCCATCATGCCGCCAAAGCCACCACCGAACCCGCCGCCAAAGCCACCACCAAAGCCGCCCATCTGTGGGCCATAGGGACTTTGCATCTGCTGTTGGTATGGGTTAAAACCACCGCCAAAGCCACCACCAAAACCACCAAAGCCACCTTGTTGTGGGCCGTAGGGACTTTGCATCTGAGGCATACCAAAGCCGCCTTGCTGACCACCGAAGCCACCAAAGCCGCCTTGTTGTTGACCGCCAAACATGCCGCCAAGACCGCCTTGTTGTTGACCGCCAAAACCTTGTTGCGGCTGGCCATTTTGCCCACCAAAAGGCTGAGACATTTTATTGTTCTGCGACTGTTGCGCGAACGTGCCTGTTGGGTTTCCAAATGCTGGGCTCATGATGGTTCCTTTTATCTAAACCCTGCGGTCTTTTTTGCAATAGTTTTAGGTTGCGCTACGAATTGCTTTCCGGCTTTTTTTCCAGCTCGCTTGGCTTTGGTCGTCGCAGCGTACTCACTAGGGCTGAGACTTTTAATCGCAGCGCTTGGAAGGTATCTTTCACCCGTGTCAGAAGAGCGTTTGCCACTTTTGGTTCTCCATTTTTGGTCGCCCCAATCCTTCAATGATTTTTGAGGCGCTTTCAATCTCGGTAACCCCCGCCAGCCGCCTTGTACTTCTTGGCAACTAGCTGAGCTTTACGAGCCGACCACTGACCTGCGCCAGTGCCATGAGTTGCTGCGGCTTTTACTTGAGACACAATCTTCTTGCGAAGACCGGGCTTTGTGTAATTGCCAGCAGCATTGACGCTACCACCCTCTTTGTATTGGGTGAAGTCAGTATCATCACGGCGAGCCTTACGCTTGCCGCTTGGCATCTTTGAGGGATTGATGTCCCCCATACCGCGACTCGCCATCATGACATTAGCAGGTCTTGCCGCCCATGTTCATCTTCTTGGTCATGCCGCCCTTTTTCATACCCAAGGGCGTGGAACCAGACATCTTAACCATAGTGCCTTTGGTCTTGCCTTTAGAAGCAAGACCATCACGGCTAGGAGCCGCTGTACGCACTGAACCCATTTTGGCAGTAGTGATGCCGTTGTTTTTTGTAGCCATGATATTCCCACCTTCTTTAAAAAGAGCCATTTTCCCGTGATTGGTTTTTGGCTTATTTACACTTTGAACATCCGCACGGGTTTTCCCGCCAGAACCAAACTTCTTACCCTTATCCGCATCGTTGAAGTCTTTTCCAACGCTTTGCGGTATTCCAACTTTTTTGGCAAACGCAGGGTTGTGCGCTATTGCCGCCATGAAATTGTGTTGTTTCTTGCTAGTGCTAGGCATCACTTACCTCCTGCATACCAATTAACAAGCTGAACCAAACCTGCGCCTACAACGCTACTAGCCCCGCCAACTAACATTAAAACTTTCCAGCCACCTTTGGCTTCAGACAATGTTTTGTCAATAGCCGCTAGTGTTGCCTGAATAGTTTTCATGTTGTCCAGCATCTTGTCCATGTCATCTTGCAAGTGCTTGATGTCAGACGCATGCGTGGCTAACTCTCTGGCGGTTTGAATAGCGTCGCTCATATCAGCAGTTCCAAGCCCGAAGGCTTTTGTTTATGCGGGAGTTCGGGTCTTTCTTGGCCTTCTCTCCGGTCAGCTTCTTCTTCATGCCTTCCATACGGGCGCAGAAAGAGTCGCGGCGTTTGCCGCCCTCTGGTTGAGGACGCTTCAAGCCCGGCTTGCCGGGGTTTGCCTTGTTGTACGAGGCCCGTCCCTTGGCGTTCAAGCCGCCCTTCTCGGACTTGCCCTCTTTGCGTTGCCATGCTGGTGTCTTAGCCATAATAAATATTCACCGCACTTAAACCGGAAAGATATGCGTACACGCCGTTGTATGCACGAACACCTTCACCGGGGATTGGAAAGCCGTTGAAGAAATAATCTTCAGCCGTTGCTTGATAGGTCACCAACCACTTACCAACCGCATAAACAGCCGCTGGAGTTGCAGTAATAGTACCGCTGTTAATGTCAGTCAACGTAAATGTGTCTGCGCCAGTACGGGTTATGGTGTATGTACCATCAGTTGCTGCACCGCCCGTGCCACTCTGAAAATGGATACCAATGACGTCACCCGTAATCAAACCATGAGCAGTTTTGGTTACCGTTACAGTAGTACCAGAACGCCCATAAGTCACGCTGGCAGAAACAGGGGTTGATGTGGTGTCAAACAAGGTTACATACCCCGCAACTCCACCCCCTGTGTAAGATATAGCTTTGACCCGTGTAGGGTATGGCACCATGAAGCCGCTTTGGTCTAGGTGCGCCGACTTTACGTCATATTGCATCGTCATAATCAATCTCCTTTAAAAACGGGGCCGAAGCCCCTTGGGTTGATTAGGCAGTACGGGTAAACACGTACGCTGTTGCGCTAGAGAACATGATGGTGAAACGAGCCAAACCTGTTGCACCAACGGGAATTGTCAAATCACCAAAGCTACCGGGGGTGTCAGCGGCAGCGCTAGACAAGATACCGTTTGTAGCTACGGCCACAGTCACAGCGCCTGAGCTTGTGCTTGCGGTGTTGTCAATGTACAACTCCAACACAGTACCTTGGGTCGCACCAAGAGCCGCGCCAAGCAATGTGCCTGTAGGCAGTGTGAGAGTTACAGCAGAGGCTGAAGTTACTGTGATGTAGCCAGTTGCAACTTGTGCTGCAGTGAGGGTAGCCGTTGCGGTAAGCGCGGCTTTTGTGGGGTGGTTTTGATCGGTGAAAACCAGATTTGTGGTGGTCAAATCTGTAACGCTGGTGGCTGCGCCAAACGTAGCGTTGACTGTAACGGCACCGGTAGTGCTGTTAATGCTGATGGACTGAAAGCCGTTTTGCGACCGTACTGGGCCGTTGAATGTGGTATTTGCCATGATATTTCCTTACATGCAAGTTGGGGTGTTCTATCTGCATGTCGTCAGCCGGGACTGTAAGAACACCGGATAAGCCCGGATTGATTGCAATATACACCAAATAAAAAACACATGCAACAAATAAAAAAGCCCCCGAAGGAGCTTTTTAGTGGCGTTGTCTGGGATTCAAACCCAGCATCCTAGTCTTGTCGATCTGTGTGTACTCACCACACCGCCAACGCCTTACGCATTACGCGCCTGCAGAACCCCACATGCCGAGGGGATCAGACCAGCCGAAGCTGTAACGCTCACGAGCCTTGTAACGGACGTTACCAGTATCGAAGTCACCGTCCATTGAGTTAGCCAAAGGCATACGCTCAAAGTGCTTCATGCCGTTTGGCACGTCGGTAATCAAATACCAGCCGTTGCTGTCGGTCAAGAAGTGGTTAACGGTATAACCTTCTGGGATTGCACCCATTTGCTTCAACGCGTTGATATCGTTGTCAGCAGTTTGAACACGCAACTCGGTGTCAAGCAAGCGCTTGGCAACGAACATCAGTGCTGGAGGAATCACCATCTTACGGGGCTTAGCGGCGATCAACAGACCGCGCTCATCAGTCCATGCAGCGATTTGAATCACAGCATTTTCCAAAGAGGTTTCGTTCAAGTCAACACCAGTAGTTGGGCTGTTGAAGTTCACACCACCGTTAACGAGTGGGTGACCAACACGGGCGCTAGAGGAGTTAACACCGAACAAAGAAACGCCGTCACCGCCAAGATAGCTACCGCTGAAACCGTTGTTGATAACGGAAGCGGCTTTAACTTGCTTGGTGTAAGACATAGCGCGGGCCAAAGCCTTGGTGTAACGTGCAGACAAAGAGTCATACAGGTTATCTTCCACAGCTTCTTCAGTGATACTGAAGCCCAGAGCGATAGTCTCGTGGTTGTAGCGAGCGGTGAAGGCTTCTTGCGCATTGTCATAAGCAATGGCTTGACCTTCATTCTTGACGGGAGCAGAACCAAAGCCAGCAAGCTTTGTCTCTTCTTCGAAGCTACGCTCAGATTTCTCTGTTTCGTAGATTTCTTTGTGCTCTTCGCCGTAGCGTGCGTACTCTAAACCGAACAAAGCGTTCAGGCCGGGGAGCAGCTCTTTAAGTAGTTGTGCGCGTGAAATTGCCATGGTTAGTTACTCCTTATGCTACGCCGGTGGCGTTGCTGTATGAATGTGCGCCGGGATTGAACTTGACCAAGATGTCGGTGAAGGCATCGCCAACTTGTGAGAAGCCGGGGGTGTCTGCAAAACCGACAACACGGAAAGCAATACCAGAAGTGGCAGCAGCAGTAGAGCTAACAGCCGTAGTGGAATTACCAGTGGTCGTAGAGCCTGTTGAAGTGCTCTGAACAGCGCTCAGATTCACGTTCATGCCCAAAGTGGTTTGAGCCATTGAGCCGTTAGCTTGCACTTGGAACACAGCGCGGTCGTCATCAATTACGTACGCAGTAATAGCAGAGCCTTGCACAGAAGCTGTGTTGGCAGGGTAGTACTGAGAGTAAATGATTTGGCCTTGTGCGTTCGTGAAGGAGCAACCGACGAAAACGCCGATAGTGCCTGCTGGGAACGGTGTGCTGTTATCGCCATTTGTAGTGACGATGTTGATGTAACCAGACGTGTTGATTGCAACGATCGAACCATTGAAAATGTTCGTGTTGTAACCAGCAGGGTCGATCAGAAATTGTCGAGTGCTACCAGCGTATGGTAGGCCACCCAACTCGTTTACGGCGCGAAAGCCGTAAGGTGCAGCGGTAGATGCCATTTAAGGACTCCTAAGTTTATTTAGAACCAGAACCAAACCCACCACGCGTTGACGACGACTTGCGTTCGGCAAACAACGGCATGCGTGAGTCATTTTGTCGCATGAAGCTATTGTCTACTGACTCCATCTGGTTTTGAGCCTGCTGGTTAAAGTACTCATCACGGGCTTCCGCTTTTTCTTTGGCGATCTTGCAGAGCATGAGGCCACCGATTTCCACGTTCCCAGTCTTTTCGTTACCCAACAGCATCAATTCTGGATGGTCAGCTGCCTTCACCGGCTCCCAACCTTCACGCATTCTGCGTGATACGTTGGTCACTTCCGACTGTCCCAGCACATGTGTCGCTACCCAGCGATACACGTAGCCCGGTTCAGGCAGTGGATCAGGCAAGTTTGTCGGCGGTACGTATACAGCACGAGCAGATTTTTCGCGTGACATCAAGTCACGATTTGTACGGTTTTCAGCCATTTGATTTCTCCATTTTTACCAATTCAACAGCATATTGCTGCGGGGTTAAGCCAAACTTTTTTGCCAACGAAACTTGCGTTGGACTTAGTTGGACTTTTTTTGCGCCTGTCGAACGAGTCGCAGAGGCAACAACCGTGGAAGGCTTTTTGGAGCCATCGCCAGACTTCGGCCTGTTTTGTCCCCCGAAAATATCAGGAAACGTGTTTCTCATGCGAGCATCAATGCGCTCGAAATATTCGTCAGAGCGGGGGTCTATTCCCGAGTTCACTAGTTTTTGGTGCAGCCCTAGTGAAAAGCTGGTGAGTTCTTCATACCCCGGTTGCCCAAACCACTGGTTTCTTGCCTGCCAGCGCAGTGTTTTATCATCGACTTCGGGCTGAGGTGGAGGAGATGACCTAAGTTGTACCTCAGATTCATCCTGTTGTAAAGGGGTAGGTCTAAAGTTTTTTGCAGCTTCTACACGCATTTTAGCGTCTGTCAAAGCTTCTTGGGCGGCTACTAAAGCATCAGAGTCTCCTGCTTCGTACGCCTCTTTGTACCTACGCTTGGCGTTTTCAAGCTCGGCAACAGTTGCTACCTTGATTGTTTCAGCGTATTGCTGTTCGCCGTTATTCACGTACTGCTTGAGCTTGTTGTTCTCGGCCAACAGGTGTTGGGCCATTCTTTCAAGCTCTTGCTTCTCGCGCATTGTCGCTTCTTTGACACGGCGCTCATCGTGACGGGCATGAGTTAACTCTTTGATGCGTTTTTTGACACCATCAGAGTAGTTCTCAAGTTCATCATCGGAAGGGTCGTTTACTTCACGATCCAAAGGTTTACGCCCACGATCGCGTTCAGGCGTATCGTCAACGATTTCAATTTCGACTTCACTATTAGACGCTTCAGCGGGAGCCGCTTTTTCATCATCAAGTTCATCGGGAAACTTATATTGTTCAGCCATTTCTTTCCTTTCAAGCGCGGGTTAAACCACGGGGGTCTTGCACAACAGCATCAACTTGGTCGTCGTTGATGAGACGGAACTCTTTGCCAAAGATTTTGAATCTTGTGCCAGAGTAAGTACGTACCAAAACGAAGTCGCCTTCTTTACACCATGCTCCGTTGGGAAACTTGGCGCTGTCTTTGTACGCATCGGGGCCTACACGCAATACAAACAGCACCGTGGTGGCTGTCTCTTCTTGGCGCATGAACTCCGTTGGTTTATACAGGTTTGACCCTGCAATCTTTTCGTCTGCTTCTGGAACAACGCACAGCAACTTCCAACCTGTGGGGGTCGGCAG